TAAAGATATACTAGATAGGTTCGAAACATTATCAAGAACCAACTCTAGTAGAAGACAAAAACCAATTGCTGTATGCTTAATCGGTAACCCCGGTGTAGGCAAGAGTTTTATTTTAAACGCTCTTGGCGAAGCCGTTGTTACTCAATGTATTGAAGAACATAGATTAGTTAATTTTCTTCTAAATCCAGATGATGAGAGATGGACTTACATTCCAGGAGGAAATTTTCATGATGGAGCTAAAGACTGTTTTATGATGAATATGGATGAATTTGGAGCTTTAGCTGAAATGGCTGGAGTGGATACAAATGGTACTGTTGATCTTATTCGTATGATCAATGAAATGCCATTTCCACTTCGGCGAGCAGCTATTGTTGAAAAAGATAACACATTCTATCGATGTAAGTTTATAGCAATGACATCTAATCGAACTTCTCTCAAAGATTTTCACGCACTTTATTGTAAAGGAGCTTTGGGACGAAGAGTTATTGTTTTGCAGGTTTTTCCTAAAAAAGAATATGCTCTTAATCCTAAAGATGATCGTGAAAATTGGAAACTTAAGAAAGATATACCATTAGATAGTAAAGGCTTACCAAATTTAGATGTTTATGAATTTCAATTTGTAAATTTCTTAAATGGTAAAGTTTATACTAATAAGATGGATTATCCTTCATTTGTTCAATTTTTAATTGACCAAATTAAGAATCAGGAAGAGATTTTCAATGAAACAACTGAGATGAATTATAAATTAAGGTTGACTGCTTTAAAGTCTCGATTTCCTAATGGAATTCCTCAACATATTTTAGATTCTATACCAGAAGATGACCGACCTTTTATTCAACAAATGAATTTTTGGTCACCTCCTAATATAGAAGAGAAAGTTGATGAATTTCTTGAGACAGCAGCAGAAGAGATTAGAGAAGAAACGTCTCCTGAACGAGTTCTAGAAAATCATTATTTTGACAGTATTAAGTATATGTTTGAACATTGTAAAACATATACTCATGATTCTACTGTTGGAATAGTTGAAAATTTTAAGTTGCGTCTAAACAAATTAGCTGAGAAATTAGTTAATTGGTTAGATAATCCTGTAGTTAAGAAATTAGCAGTTATTGCAACTGTTATTGGAATAGCTACAATGGCTTGGAATTATTGCAAAGTAAGTTTTACACCTCAAAGTGCTGATTTTAACATGAAATTACATAGTACATCTCACGCTAAATTATCACGTAAACAGAGGCGCTTACAACGCAAGACTCAACAGCAAGGACCACAAGCAATTCAACAATCTTGTAGAGTAACTAATCAAAGAAATGATATCGTAATGATGTTACGAAATAAAGCTTTGTTTAAAGTTATTCCTCAAGATTGTGAAGAACATGCGGTTTATGCTATAGGAGTTCAAGAACTCTGTGCTATTGTGAATACACATGCTGTTAAATTATTTAATGAAGTAGCAGCCACCAAACCTGATTTTACAGTTAGATTACAACATGTAGCTGATAAAGCACGGATTTATCCGTTTTTATGGCGACATGTTCAATCAAATATTGTAGAAGGAAGGGATTGGTGTGTATTTAAAATACCTCCCGTAGGTTTACACTTTTCCACTATTACTAATCATTTTCTTTCAGAAGAGGAAGAAATGCCTGAACAATTTAGTGGTGACTTTGTTAGAGTAATCCAACAAGGTGATAGTGTAAATCTACTTACCGATAAACTTCATTTACAACATGTGTCTGATGTTTCTGTAGCTGATTGGATTGATCGTAATGACAAATCTAAAGGTTATAAGAAAGAATTCACATCTAGAGAAGGATATCGGGCAGCAGTTGAGACGCAAAAAGGAGATTGTGGTTTACCCTATATTGTTAGTGATCCGTGGTTAATCCCGGTGAAAATTATAGGTATCCACTCCGCAGGAGATGAGCAAAGAGGAAATAGTAGGGGTTTTGCGACTGCTATTTATAAGGAAGATCTTGAAACAGAACTTAATTTATTAAATTCTAAACCTTTTATAAAGGAAGATAACTTCCCCATCTCGTACTTTCAACCCATGCCTGGTAATGAACACCTTTCTATGTGTGGATTTGCGCCTACTGTTAATAGACCACTTAAAAGTGAATTTAAACCTTCACCTTTAAATGGATTAATAATGGATACTACATATCTCCCTACTCGCACAGCCTACAAAGTTGTCGATGGAGATGTCATAGACCCAATGTTTAAATCTATTAAACAGTATTGCACTAACCATTCCGTTTACAATACACGATTGCTTAATAAGTGTGTTGATAACTACATGGAATTAGTTGTAACGCGATCAAGTCCCATGCCTATAGGCGGTTTCAGAGTTATATCTGTAGATGATGCGATTATAGGAATTCCCGGTAAGGTTGACTCTATTAAGATGTCAAGTAGTCCAGGTTTTCCTGACAATTATCTAGGATTAACTAAGAAACAAATATTTGGAGATCCAGTAGATTTGACAAGAGATAAAGTCTTACAATTGAAAGAAGATATCAAATATATGGAAGAGCAATTGTTAGACGGAGTATTATTATGTCAAATTCAAACAGATTATTTAAAGAGTGAATGTATTGCTAGGGATAAAGTTCTTGGTGGAAAAGCTAGATTATTTTCAGCTGGACCACTAAGAAGCCTTATTCTTTTTCGAATGTATTTCATAGATCTTACAACATGGTTGCATGATAACAAAATTATCAATGGTCTTACTATTGGTATTAATGTTAATTCACATGATTGGACAGATCTAGCCAATTATATAATCGAATTTGGTGATAATGTATTAGGTGGCGATTATTCAAAATGGGATGCTTTAATTACTCCTGCTTTGATAATCAAGTTTATCGAATTTATTATGAAATTACATGCAAATTGTAATGAAAAAGATAATAAAATTAGATTGATGCTACTTACTTCATTATTGCGTACTGTACATGTTAACTATGCATTCTTTTCAAAGAAAGACTGGTTACATATTGTAGCTATGGATTGCTTTGCACCTAAGTACTCAGATTCAATTAAACCAACTAAGATATCGGATGATATTGTTATGGTTTGTGTTTTTGTACTTTGGTGGGGATGTATGAGTTCTGGAACTTTCTGGACTGCAGATGGTAACTCTATCATTAATCAAATTAATAGTAGATATGTACTATATCAAACTCGTTATAAGAATCATTTAGAATATGAATACGGTGACAATGAAATTTTCTTTGAAACTTTCAATAAAAAACATCGTATTTCTACGAATGGTGATGATAACTTGATTGGTGTTGCAGATGATCATACTCAGTATTATAGTGCTGAAGCTTTAGCTGAAGCAGTTTCTGATATTGGTATGATTTATACAGATGAATTAAAGACTGGTGTAGGTAGTTTTAGGTCCATCACAGAAGTTGAATATCTGAAACGTCGTTTTAAGATGTTTCTAGAACTTAACAGATTCGGAGCACCATTGAGAATACAATCTATAAATGAAAGTTATCAATGGATGCGAAGAAATGCTAAGCTTACAGATTTATATTTGACCTGTGATGCTGCTAATGCAGAGTATGCATGGCATGGCAGAGAGGTTTGGGATCAATATCATCCAAAACTCTTTGCTGCGTGTTTAACTATTGGTTATGTTTTAAAACATACTACTTATGAAGCTGCTTTAAGTTTCATAAGTACTGTTGTGAACATAATCGATCATTAAATACCAACAGTTTTATCTGGTCTAGACTCGACCAAAAACAATTGTAATATATGTAACATTATTAACTGTACTCGAAAAATCACTTATCTAGGTTTGTCACGTTTGAACAAACTTTCGCGCCCAGCGATCTGGGATAGATAATATCTATAGAGGTGAACTAATAACAATTAAGTAAATCACAAATAAAAGAGTTAGGCTTGCCTATATGATAACATCAAATTATACTACTTATCATGAAAAGTATCAATCTCACTTAAATATGGAAATGACACAACAAGAAACTTTTAAATCACAAGATCAAGCTGACAAAGCACCAGTAACAGATATGAGTTGCTGTGAAACATCTGCAACTACTACATTTACTACTGATGGTAGTACTTTTACTATTGAGAATCAAAATCGTATTAATCATATTAAAATTGATAGCCCTAATGCATCTATACAAGCATTTTTAGAGAAACCATTACTGGTAGACCATTTTCAATGGGATACTAGTCAAAC